TGCCATTGCTGCCACCCACAGAGGATAATGGGCACATCGGCAATTGGCGTGACAAAACGCAGAAGTTCATTGACGGTTTACGCGACGCAAGCGCAGCGGGTGAGGCCGTAGAGTTTGGTTAACAGCGTTACAACAAGTCACTCCACCCGACCGCCTACGCTAACGCTCCGGCGGCGGGTGAGTTCGGCGTTGTGCGGACGCGCAGAGTACTCGGAGAGTGAAATGAAAAAACGATGGAAGATTGGGACGCCACCGAAAAACGGCAAGCAATACGAGATGAAATATGTCGTTGCTTTGGGCGGTACGCAGCGCACAGCTTGGTGGTCAAATCCAGGATGGTGGGATGAATCACAAAACGGTTTTGTTGAACGCAATCAATTTACGGGTGGTTTGAGGCACATCGTCCCTGCGCCAAATCGGTGGCGGGAGCACTCAACATCCGCACAACAAAACGCTGCACCCGACCGCCTGCCGCGCATTGCAACAAAAAATAAAGTATCATAGAAGTATGTGCGCACATATTTTTGAACATTGAAGCCGCAGCGGGGCGGGGGGGAGTACTCATAAATCATGCTTTACATTGCTGATAACTCAGATGTTTTGCGGCATTTCAATCAGGTTCGAGATGCCGGGTTAGTGCCGCCGCAACTCGTGTTGAAGGGCGTTAAATTTGAGGCGGGCGGCGGTATTTTTGTGGATGGCGCGATTGACTTGCCGTTCCCGCTGGGCGGCTTTTCACTGGACTTGAAACTGGTGGTCAAACTTTTGCCCGACAAAAAAACGATTCGGATTCGCATTGTCAATATCGCGGCGCTCGACATCGGCGTGCGTGGATTGGCGATGAAAGTGATTGACCGCATTGCCGATAGTTTTGCGGTGCCGGGTTTGCGCACGGTGCGCGACGGCGCTGACTTGTATTGGGAATATACGCCGATGGCGTGGGTGTTGTTGCAGGACATTCTCACGCAGGACGACCGGCTCACGATTGTGGCGGACGGCGTGGATATTCCGCTTTTGATTGAAGAAACCAGAAAAGCGCAGCTTGCGGCATTAGAAAGTTCGGGCAGCATGGCCGACCAGGTGAAAATCGCGCAGGTGAAATCCGCGTCGGCGGCACGCGAAAAACACGAAACGCCGCGCGCGGTTGCGGTGCCTGATTTGGGCGACGGCAAAACAACGATGCGCATTCCGATTTAGGTGAAATTATGAACTTCTGGGAACGAATTAAAACTTTGGCGCTGTATCTCAAGTATCGCGCGTTTGCGTCGCCCGCCACTGCGCTGGCGTTGCTCGAATCGCTGCGTTTGAAGAAGTGGCGCTTTGAAACCGACGGCACGGAGCGCATCGGCTTCAAGCCGAAGTTTTCTTTGGAAGATGTGCCTGAAGCGGTGCAGGAAAAGAAGCTGCGGGTGCGGTTCAGCATCAATGCGGCGGACAATGCGCAGGACGTTTATCTGCTCAAATCGCGCCTGAAAAACGATGGCAGCGACGAACTGTATCTCAACGGCGCGGCCATGAATAATGTGGACTTTGATTTCGACATCATCGGCTTTCCTGATACGCGCGTTCAAATCGAGCTGCGCTATCACGAAGCGGACGGCACTTTTCATTACGACCGCTTTTACAATCAGGTCGGGGATTAAACCATGCAGACACGAGCTTTCTGGGAACGCTTTACGAGCCGCCCGTTTTTGCTTGCCTTATTGGACTTTTTCAAAAACGGCGGTGCGGTTATTCTTTTGATGCACCCTGACTTTCCACCCGAAAAAGTGAATGCGCTGGTCGGGCTGGCCGGTTGCGGCACGCTGGCAATCGCCACATTCATGGGCTTTGAATTGAATAAAGACGCTACGATTGCTAAAGCTCAATCGCAAATGCCGGAAAACGTCACGGCGGGCGGCGATGTGAATGTGAGCACTCCCACGCGCCCGACTGACGAGATTCCCGAAACTACCGAATGGCGCGAAGAAATGCCCGGCGATGTTTCGATGAAAGTAGAGGCGAGTGCGCCGGTCGAAACGGTTGTTGCGCCGTTGCCGGAATTGGCGCCGGGTGAATTCAATCCAGACGTCGCGCGCGAACTGCAAGCGCGCGCCGTCGTCGAGCAGGAGCGCGAACATGGGAACAACTAACCATCCCATTGTCGGGCGCGTTTCCTACGGCGTCGGAAAGGGTGGGCGCTTGATTTTGCCTGATGGCTGGGAGCGCGCCAACATCGGCACGGTTCAGATTCCGCAACTCAAAGATGTGCCGACGTATGGCGGGAAGTTTTCGGGTAACGTGCGGTTTTACAAGCGCGCAATTCCGCAACTCAAAGCCGCGTTTGAAGCCGTCGAAGCAGCAGGGCTGAAAGACAAAATTCTGTTCTGGGACGGTTCCTTCGTGCCGCGTTTGAAGCGCGGCGGGAGTACTCCCAGCAATCACAGTTTCGGCACTGCCTTCGATGTGAACGCGGATTGGAACCCGTTTCGCCGCAAGCCCGCCGCCGTTGGCAGCAAAGGCGATTTGCACGCGGTTGCCGATGCGTTTAAGAAGTTCGGTTTTACATGGGGCGGCGACTGGCGCAATACGCCCGATGGAATGCACTTTGAAATCAACCGGATTCTGACGGATTTGCCGGAAACGACGCGAGGCGACCAAGCCTTTTATACGTTGTATTTTGGCAAGGAAAAGGCCGACGAGTTGCCGGTTTTTGATGGCGCAGCGTATGTTGCGGCGTGGAAGTGGGCGGCGTGGTTCCATTTGCCCCTCGGATGGAACCCGGTGACACATCGCGTGATGTTTGGCGAGCGCGAACTGCCGTCAGAAATTCGCATGATTGGCGAGCGGGCGTTTATTCCGATTCGCGCGGCGGTTGCGTTTCTGGGCTTGCGCCTCTTGCTCGATGACGTGAAGCGGGAAATCACGGTGATGAAATAATCGAATCAAAGTGCGCGACCACGCGCTAAAAATAACCCATGCCCGATAGCCACCACGAACACGCCCGTCGCGACGACGCTCTGATGTCCCAGTTTGCCGACACGCTCAAGGAGTTGGCTAAGGAAGTCGGCGCGCTGACGGCGCAGTGTCATTCGATGGAAGTGCAGTTAGCTTCGTTGACGGCGATGCAAAAAGGCGAAGTCGAGCAGTTGAAATATCGCGTGAGCGAAATGGAAAAATGGCGGAATGGGGTCAATAAAATCATTATCGGCATCATTACGACAATGGTAACTGGCATCGCCATTTATTTGTTTCAAGCGCTGCTGCGAGTGGGTGTCAAATGAAAGTCCTCGTCTGCGACGATGATTCGAGCGTTTATAAACTGATAGCAGTAACACTTCAGCCGCGCGGCCATGAAGTCGTCTGTGCCGACGACGTGCATAAAGCCGTCGAGTTATTCGAGCAGTCGCGCAAAATCGGTGCGGACTTCGATTTAATCATTACCGATGTGTATATGCCGGGGCCGTCTGGTTTTTCTCTGGCGGGCTATGTCAGAGGCGCGGGCTACAATGGCCGACTTGCCGTGTTGTCGGGGGGCGCGCCCGAGCTGGGCAATCTGGCGAGCGTGCAGGCTGAATACTGGCCCAAGCCGGAAGCGTGGAAAGATTTAGTCGCCCGCGTGGAATTGCCAAAGGACGATGAAAACGCCAAAGGATGAAAGCGAGTAATGAACGAAAACATCCGGCCAATGCCGCCTAAAGGAATGCTGCAACTGGTGCCCGAACACGACTTTTTGCCGGCACCTGAAATCGAAGAATGGCTGCGCGCGGCGTTTCTGGATGAAGGCAGCGCGCTTTACAACTTCGAGCACCGGCATTTGCAGGAAGCGCATCTGGGCTGCCTGTGGGCAAGCGTGCCCAACATGACCAAAGGCCGCGAAGTCGTCGGAACCTGCGAGAGTGCTCTGATGACCGGCCCGGCGTGGAAAAAGGCGCGGGCACTGGCGCAACTCAAATCATGGTTTGGCGGCGTGCCGGATTTCATCCTGACATTTTCGGCATCGTTTGCCAGAGGGTGCAGCGACGCGGAATGGTGCGCTTTGGTCGAGCATGAAATGTATCACGCCGGGCAACAGTTGGACGAATACGGGATGCCGAAATTTACCAAAGACGGCGAACCGAAATTCGCACTGCGCGGCCATGACGTTGAGGAATTCATCGGCGTCGTGAGACGCTACGGAACGGGTGCGACCGGCGCGAATATGCGCGAATTGATTGAAGTCGCCGGACAAAAACCGGAAATTGCCGCAATCGAAATCGGCGCGATGTGCGGAACGTGTTTGGCGCATTGAGAAAAGATTTCAAAATTGAACATTCAAAATTTATTCAATCATTGCTATGGCAGACGGAAGGAGAAAAAACGGCGGTGCGCGCCCCAACAGCGGCCCAAAACCTAAAAGCGAACATGAGGCCGTGCGCTCGCTTTTGGACGGCGCATGGTCGCAAGCCGAGCGCAAAGAAGCGATAAAAAAGCAGGCCAGTCGCGCCGCGCAAGGCGACAGAGGCGCGCTTTCATTTTTGATGTCGTATTGTTACGGCAGGCCGCCGCAGTTGGACGAATTGGAAATTCAGGCGCGTGTTGAATCGGAATATGATGCGTTCATCCTCAAAATCAAAACTCATCTGGATGCGCCTACGTTCCAAAAGGTCATCGAAATCATCGGCGGCGACTAAACCGAGTTTGAAGGCGGCGGCGGCGAAATATGCTGCCCAAAATTCTGACGCGAACCTTGACAATTCATTGAACTGGCGCGATTGGCTGGCGGAATACTTCCCGCGCGCCGCCGATGCGCCGATGCCCGATGGCGGGCGTCATGCGAACCTTTGGGAATGGGGCGAGAGCCTCACGCCGGGAGTGCGCCCCAAACCGCGCGTGGAAGTCTGGCCGCGTGAAAGCGGCAAATCCACGACGTGCCAACTCATTGCCGCGCGCATCGCCACCACGCAAGTCGAGCATAGAGGAAAACAGCGCCCGCGCCGTCATTTTTTGCTGTACGTTTCGGGCGCTCAAAAGCAGGCGAACGTCCATGTCCAAAGCATTGCCGGAAAGCTCGAGCAAATGGGCGTCGGACGCTCGCTGAACGCTTATGGATTGCCGCGCGGCTGGAGCGCAAGCCTTTTGCGAACCGAAACGGATTTCAATGTTCTGGCGCTGGGTTTGGACGCCGCTTCGCGCGGCTTGAAACTGGACGACTTCCGGCCCGACTGGATTATCTTCGATGACATTGACGAGCGCGAAGACAAACCGGAAGTGACCGAAAAAAAGATTCGCACGATTTCACAAAGCGTGATTCCGGCAGGCTCGCAGGATTGCGCGGTATTGGTGGTTCAAAACCGGATACTGGAAAACGGCGTGGTCGGGCAACTGGTGGACTGGAAAGCCGATTGCCTGCTGGACAGGGAACCGGCGCGAATCGAGCCGGCGGTTTATAATCTGGAGTATGAAGTTGTGTCGCGCGACGATGGCGGCGCCACTTTGAAAATCACCGGCGGCGTTCCGTCATGGCCGGGACAGCCGATTGAAGTTTGCGAAAAGAATCTGAACAGTTGGGGCCGCGTCAGCTATTTGCGCGAAGCCCAGCATGAAACCGATGAAATCGAAGGCGGCTTGTGGGAAAGCAGTTGGATTGAAGATAATCGCATCGCGCGGCGCGACTTGCCGGTTTTGGAACGCGTGGCGATTGGCATTGACCCCAGCGGCGGGACGGGGCAGTGGGGCATCGTCGCCAAAGGCCGCGCCGGTCACGGCGAAAGAGCGCATTACTACACCATCGAAGACGCAACGCCCGAAGTCGGGACTTCAACCGGCGTTTCGGCTGATGAAGCGATTGATTGTTATGTCAGGAATGAAGCCGATTGTTTTGCCGTCGAAACCAACTTTGGCGGCGACATGGCGGAAACGATTTTGCGGCGCGCCGCAAAAGACAAGGGCGTGCCGATTCGGGTGGTAACGGTCGTGGCGTCACGTGGCAAGCAGCTTCGCGCGGAACCGGTTTCGGAGTTGGCCGAGAAAGGATATGAGCATCACGTCGGCGTATGGCCGGAATTGGAAAAAGAAAAAAAGTCGTGGAATCCCAGCGACAAAAAAAGCCCCAACCGGTTGGACGCTGATGTGTGGGCGACGACCGAACTGATGAAGCCCAAGCGCGGCGGCGTGCGGCAAACGAAGACTTTGGAGTGATGGAGTGATTATGAAAACGCGGTATTTGTGGAACGGCATCGTCAAATCAGCCTGCTTTGTTTTTATCGCTTTGCCGGTTTTGTTTTTGTTGTCGCTGGCCGAGCGTTGCGGCGTTTCCGAAGCGCTCGCTTTGTATCTGGAGCCGATTGAAGACGACGGATTTGTCCCCGATGGGAGTACTCCCGCAACCGAAAAAACCTTTACGCCTCACGGCGTGCGCCATGAAGACGGGAGCGAAGGCTTGTTTTTTGATGGCGCGCCATCGTATGACCGGTTTTACAATTCGCTGAACTAAGAAAGGAAATTAAAAACGAAAAAGGAGAGTGACGCTATGCCCGGAGTCGAAGAAAATACCCACGCCATGATAGAAGCGCAGCGCAAAGCGGCGTTTCCCGATGCCGTCCAAATCCAGAAATACCGCGATTACGCGTTCGGGAAACATCCGATAACGCTGTCGGACAATCAAAAGAGAGCGTTGCGCGGAGTACTCGCCAATCAGTTTTGCGACAACGCTTCCAAGCGTATTGTCGCCACCGTCGCCGCGCGCGTCAAAGTCGATAGATTCGATGTCGCCGATGATGCCGTCGAAAAATTCATCAAAGAAGTGTGGACGTTGAACTGGTTCAAACAGCTGCAAAGCCGGGTTCATTTTTCCACCGTGCGCGACGGCAATCACGCCGTTTCTCTGGGATGGGACAACATCGCCCGCCGCGTTTCGATGCGCCGCGAATTGTGGTGGAACGGCAAGAGCGGCGTTTTCATCGCCTATGACGGCACCGGACAGCCGGAATACGCCGTCAAGGAATGGCAGACCAAAACCATCAAAGACAACACTTTGATTGACGCCAAACGGCGCACGGTCTGGTTCCCCAATCGCATCGAACGTTTCATCGAATCCGGCGACGGCTGGCAATGGTTCACTTTGCCCGCGCAGCTTGACAGCGCCGGAAACATTGTGCGCGACGCCGAAACGCCGGGCGCGCAGCCGTGGACGGAAAACGGCAAGCCAAACGGCAAGGCGCTGGGCATTCCGGTCGTGCATTTCGCGCGCATGGCGCAGCCTTCGGATATTGACTGCGACCTGACCGGCCTCACGGACTTTTATGGCGATTCGATTTTAGCCAACGTTCTGGGCAATCAGGACGTGATTAACGATTTGCACATGAGCCTTTTGGCGGCGGCGCGCTACACGGCGTATCAAAAATACACCGCGTCCGGCGTGCGATTGCAGGACGAAAACAATAACGATGTTGAACTGTCGAACGAACCCGGCACGGTTTGGCACGTTGAAGATGGCGAAGCCGAATTCGGAGTACTCCCGGCGGGCGATTTGTCGCAACTCAAAAGCGCGCTCGATACCGAACACGCCGCGCTTTCAACTTCGACCAATGTGCCCTCTCACGTCATCGCGGGCGACTGGCCGTCCGGTGAGGCTTTGATTCAAGCCGACCGTCCTTTAGTTGACCAGGCGGAAGAACTGGCCGATAACTTTGGCCCGGCGTGGGCGAGCGTGATGCACAAAGCAACGGAAATCGCCAACGCGTTCGGCAAAGCGCGCCTCAATCCCGACGCGCTGATTACGACGATTTTTCGACCGGCTGACAAAAGCGATTTGCTCACCATGTCGGCAGTGGCAAGCGCCGTCGCGCCGTATGTTTCGAATGAAGAAGTTTTGCGAATTCTGCGCTATTCGCCCGAAAAAATCAAACAGATTCAAAGCGAAAAAAGCGACGAAAATTCATTTATACTGGGAACGGTTCCGGGAGAAGTTCCGGGCGAAACCGAAGCCGAAAAAGGAGCCGCCGATGCCGGAGAAAAAATCGCCGCGTAAAGTGAAGATAAAGCCGGTCCCAGCATGGACAAGCGACGAAATGGACGCGCTGGCAACCGTTTCGCCGGAAGATGTGGAAGCGGCGATAGAAGCCGAAGAGCGCACGCCGCAAATGCGCGCTTTGATGAAACCGACGCCGATTGAGGAAAGCGAATGATTACGAAAAATTGGGGCGCATTGATGGCGGCGCTGGCGGCTGGATTTAGTTTCAAGTCGAAATATCGCGGCGGCAATTTGCACGCGTTTTACGGTGTCGGAAATCGGCAACATCGAGGGCGCCGCGCAACACCGGCACAGCGTTATCATCGCGCAAAAAAATGAAATGGCAAAACGCGCAACGCTCATTCCGAACCTTTTCGTCAACGCCGCCGGCCGCTACATCGGCAAGAACGGTCAATTCCTGTCGCCGCTGCAAATCCGGCACATCGTGGACGACGACATCGAAAACACGGCGCGGCGCTTTGGCGACATCGCGCGGGCGCTGCAAGACGGCGACATCGGTTTGGGCGAGTTTCGCGCGCAGATGGCCGCAAGCATCAAACATCTCGATTTGGCGAATCTATGCGCCGGTAAAGGCGGCTTGCAAAATCTCGACTTTTCCGACTACGGACGCGCGGGGCAGCGCATTCGCGCGCAGTATGAATACCTCAACAATTTCGTATCGCAGCTTTCGGCCAATCCCGAACTTATCAATGACGCGCAATTTTTCAGGCGAGCGCAAAGTTATGCGCAAGCCGGTCGCGTGGCGTTTGAAAAAGTGCGTTTGCAAGACCAAATCGAGCGCGGCGCGGTTTGGGCACGGCGCGTTTTGCATCGTGCGGAGCATTGCAAAGGTTGCATCGGCGGCGCGAAGATGGGCTGGGTTTTGGTGTCGCAAATCGTGCCCATCGGCGGCTATGAATGCAATGTCTTTTGTCATTGCACCATCGAATACTCTTACAGCATTGACCGGCCAAACGATTAACATTTTTCATGGCGACGTAAATTTTTCATGCGCCGCCATTCTTGTATTTGACAAATTCAGCAACAAAGGATAAAATTCCATGAACACAGCGACAACCACTTCCGAAAACGTCGAAACGGCTGCAAGCGCCGGAACCGAAAACGGTCAAAACCAAGACGTCACAACGGAAGGCGCGGACACTCCGCCCGCAAATCAAACCGGAGAAACCCCACCCAACGGCGAAAAGCCGGAAAAACCCGAAGCGCCCAAACCGGAAAAGCCCAAAGGCTTCAAGCCGATTGAAACGCAAGACGAGCTCGAAACGGTTCTCAAAGACCGATTGGCGCGTCAAGCGGCGAAACTCAAAGCCGATGCCGAGCGCCAAAAGCTCGAAAGCGAAGGCGAGTTCAAACAGCTTTACACCGATTCGCAAAAAGAAGTCACGCGGCTTCAAACCGAAATCACGCGACTGGAAAGCGAAATCACGGCGCGCGATGAAGCCGCAGCAGCGGCCAAAGCGCAAGCCGAGCGGGAAAAGCTGGTCGCCAGCGTCAAAGCGAAATACGCGTTGCCGGATAAAATCGCCGAGCTTTTGAAAGGCGAGGACGCAGCCAGTCTGGAAGCGCACGCGAAGGAACTGGCGGATTTAGTGGGGACACAACCGGCCCCGCCAACGGAAAACGGCGCGCAACCTCCCGCGAATAAAGGTCAAGCGGCCGAGGCCCAGAAGCGCAATTATTCGTTCAATGTGCCGGACGGCGTGCAGTGGTAAAACCGGACACGGTCGAACCAGACACGGTAAAGACAGAAGTATGTGCGAACATATTTTCGACGACAGGCAAAACAAAAAATCAAAATTGAAATCGAGGTGATTTTCAATGGCAAACGGCATCACGCGCGGCACTGATATTTCGGCAGTCGCGCCACCCAATAACCAGTACAACGACCGCACTTATCCCGAAACCCCGCTTTTGGAAGACGTGGTGCGCGGCGACGAACTCAAGTTGACTTCGACCGGATATCGCAAGCGTGAGGCGGGCGAGCGCGCCGACGGCATCGCTTTGATGGATGGCCGCGACGGTCAAACCGGATTCGACATCGGCGTTATCGGCGAACTGGACGGTTTTTCCGGTCTCACTCCTGGCGCGTCTTTGTATCCCGACGCCGATACCGAAGGCGGGCTTTCGACGGACGTGCTGGACGATTTTGTCCCGCAAGTCAAAGCGATTCGCGCCACGCGCATTCGTTTCAACTACACCGCAGGCGGCCCGATTACGCCGTCGGCTTAATCGTTTCGTCGGCTTAATAATTTTCACTCGCGAGAGTGTTCACTGAAAAAAAGTGAGGTGATTTTCAATGTCAGTTCCCGGAATTGTAGATTCTCAATTCGTTTCTTTCCCGCCCAACATTGACCAGCGCTATTTGCAGCAAATCGAAACCGCCGACGGCGTGACCTTCGACCAGCTCATCGCGCGCATTAACGGCCCGGTTGCGGCGTTCAACGCCACCATTGACCCATTCGTTGCGGAGTTGATTGCACCGCCGACAACCAAAGTCACGGTGATTTCCCGTGCGCCCGGCCGCTTTGAAGTCGTGCGGCGCGGCGATTACGACAACGCGCGCAGCCAGAAGCCCGGCAAGGCTTACGGCCACGCGATTCCCATCTGGGCCAATGACGCCGGACTGGGCTTTACCGAAAAAGGACTTCGTAAAATGACCGCCGACGACATCACGGCGGAAATCGAAGAAGCCCTGAACGGTTTTCGTTTCATTCATCGCCGCGATGTTCTGGGGCGCTTGTTCGACAACGCTGAAGTTCCCGTTGACGACATGGGCACGACTACGATGCTCTCGCCCGGATTCGCGGGCAGCGGCACCGGCCTGAACGCGTTTCAAGCCAAGTTCTTTCCGAACATGATTGAAGCCGTGCCAAACGACTATTCGCACTACTGGCGCGTGGCGAGCGGTTCTCTGGCGACCGGCCTTAAAGCGATGCGCGACCAGCATCGCAAATGGTATCGCACCGGCAAATTCGATTTTGTCGGCTCCAAAGCCATGACTGATGCGATTGTCGCTTTGGGCGAAGGAGGCGGCTTTATCCGCGCCGAACGCGCCTTCATTCGCGAAGGCAGCGCCAACACCGTCGCGCAAGTGGACGGTGATACGTATTTGGGCATCTTTGACGGCGATGTGTGGGTGCGCAAGCCGATTGAAGATTTCACGTCTATGCACGGCTTTTTGTTCCAGCCGCTGGGCGCGCTTAATCCGCGTAACCCGCTGGCATGGCGCTATGACCCCAAAGCCGGAAACGGCGCGGGCAAAGGCGTGTATGTCCGCAGTGATTCGGCGTGGCCGCTCGACCAGGCGACGCTCATTCAGGAAGGCGGTATCGGCGTCAATAACCGCGTCGGCGCCGAGCTTTTGCAAGTGGCCGAGTCCGGCGATTACGCGCCGCCCGCCGGATTCACTGCCGGGTAAGAAATCGCGCCGAAACGATTAAACCCGTTTCGGCGCTCATCCTCAAATTTACAAGGCAAAGAAATGGAAACGATTTACCAGACTAAACTCAAAAGCGGTGCGCGCGAGGGCTGCATCACTAACCATATCGGCGGCAGCGTTCCCAAAGACGCGCAAAAAATCGGCACGGCCTCTGCGCCCGCTCCGGTCGCAATCGAAAAAGACAAGCAGATTGTGGACGATGCCGGCAACGTCATTGGCCGCGTGGTGGACACGCCGCAATCCGGGAGTACTCCCACTGGCCCGGTCAGCTTTGACGAAACCGGCGAAGCGTCCGGCGAACTGGGCGATGCCGATGTGAATCAAGACGCTGTGAACGGCTTAACCGAAAACGGTTACGCATTGGGCGATGAATTATCCGATGGCAGCGAACCGGACACCGGCGAAGAAGCGAAGGCCGCGCCGCGCCGTCGCGCCCGCAAATAAACCAATCACCAATCATGGGCATTTTGATTGACGCGCTCGCTTCCAAATACGCCGCGCAAAGCCCGCCGCTTGAAGTGGCGGCGGGCATTCGCCAACAAAGCGAACTCGACCCTCAAAGCAATCTTGCTTTAGCCGACACCGACGAAATGGACGCGTTTATCAATGAAAAATTGTCGGCGCGCGAAAAAGAAGCATTGGGCGAACTCGGAACGGCGGCGATGGCGGGCGGTTATGCGTGGCCTTTTGCTTCGCAGTATTGGCCTCTTCTCATGCCCGGATTGGATAGCGACCAGCGCGCGGCGGTTTTAGATAATCAAACGGCCACTGCCGCCGAATCGGTCGAAAAATACGTTTTGGGCGACTTGTTTTTCAAGGCCAGTCATCGCAATCCTGAAATGTTCGTCAATAAATACTTGCAGCTTCTGGGCGACAAAAGCACCGGGCGCAAAGGCGAAGCGGATTTGACGCTGCAAAAGGTGAAGGATTCGATAAACGGCCTGCTCGATAATCTCGGCGTCGGCGCGGGCAAAAGCAACGTTTTGAAAACCGCGCAGATGGCCCGCAAATTCGCCGGAAGCGCGGAGTACTCCCCGCGCGGCGAAAACGGCGAAGTCATCAGCCGGAATTTAGATATTCACCCGTCCTACGGATAGTTTTCATGCCCCTGCGAACGCACTTCAAAACCAGTCGGCCAATGGCGCACGTGTATGAAATTCGCGCGGCTTCGGTGCGTGGCGAAATGCGCAAGGCTTTGGGAGCGCAGGGCAAGGTCGTTTACGACGAGCGCAAGGAAATCATGCAGGAAACGATTTACGACCGTGAGGCCGTATTCAACGCCGACAAGCGCAAATTGACGCGGCGACTGATTGACAGCGAGCGGATTCAATTCGCCGGGCCAAGAGTACGCCTTTCCAACATCGCGCCGTATGCGCGCAAGCGTTCGCAGATGAGCGGCATCTCGAAAACGTTCGGGCATAAACTCGATTCGTTCTGGCCGGGACGGGCGATGCAGCAAACATCCGCGCGCCGCCGCGCTATCGATTTGGTGGCAATCCGTCGCGCGTGGCAGAGGGGAAAATAAGAGGCTTAGGGGCAAATAATGCTTATCACCGCGCCGCCGTTTGTGTATCCGAACTTGTCCTATGACGCTCTGGGCATTGCCGTCGCAACGCAAATGCGGGCGATGCTGAAAACCGGCAGCGAAGTTTTGAATCAAGCCGGGCTGGACACGTTTCCGATGTTTTTGAATCGCGACGGCAAGGGCAGCGGGCGCAATAAGCGAACCGACATCGCGGCCAAAGTGATTTTTTATGACGATGAACCGCCGGGAACGCCGTATGTGCAGATTCTGGGCATCCGGCGTGAAGGTGAAGTGGAGTGGGGCGATACCCGCCGCGTGCTGTGCAGCGCTTCGCTCGATTGCTTTGCCAATCAATTCATGCCGCGCGCACTGACCAAAGGCGTGGATAGCGCCGCCGCGCAGAACGTGCTGGGCAATCGCGTCGAAGCGATGCTGCGCAATGAAATTTTAATGGCGAGCTATGGATTTACGGATGTTGGCGTATCGCCGTCAGCGCCGCCGGACATGGTGAATAAATCGGGACAGCCGTTCGAGTTCCATTATCCCATCATGGTCGGTTTTGAAATTTACGTAGAAAACCCGTTTTAACGACTTCCGTTTCAACGACTTCCGTTTTAACGAATAAATCGTTGCGGAAAAAAGGAGAGTGAAAAACAATGAAATACTGGGGCAGCCGGATTTTAGCCAGATTTTCCGCCGATGTGAGCGGCGTGGCCGTCAGCAGCGGACATTACTTTAAGGACATTGATTTGAGCATTGACCCGCCGGTCGTGGACCTGGGAACCGCCAACAACGGCGGCGAGCAGGCCGTTGACCCGACCGGAGCCAAAGCGCGCATCTCGGTTTCGGGCGGCATGGACGATACATCAGGCAACAACCTGTCGGATATGTATGTTCCCGGCGCAATCGTCACGCTCACGGCCATTACCGGCGTGCCGCAGCGTCTTTTGGATGCCTACGCGCCGTGGCAAATTGGGCCGGGCGGCATTCGTCACGCGGGCGGTCAGGCCAGTGAAGACCGCATCGAATTCATCGGCACCAAAGGCGCGGTTTCGAGCAGTTTTGACCCGGATGACATTCTGCCCGCAGAGCCGGGCGGCGGTTAAACCGGATTTGGGCGTGCGAAAAAGCGGGCGTGCTTCGTTGGGAGTACTCCCGCTTTTTCCCATTGAAAGCAGCGGGTATTTTTGAAAAAGGACGTGTATTGTGGCAAAAGCCAAAACCGAAAAACCGGAAGAATCGAACGACGAATCGTTAAACGATGAATTGAGCGATGAATCATTAAACGAAGCCGCGCCGGATGTGGATATTTCCGAGCTGATGAAACTGGGACATGACCGCCCGCGCCCGCCGATGGTGCGCAACACGGCGAAAGTGTTTTGTCCCGGCCTTCCCAATCCCGAAGGCGGATGGGGCGTATGGTGCGAAGTCCGGCGACTTGACCAGATGGGCGAAACGCGCCTCATGGCGCGCATCAACGAATCGTATTTCAAGCGCGAGGTCGGCGTGCCTGGATATGAGGACATGACCGACGACGAAAAATGGACGTTCTGGACGAAAGTCCACAAGTTGCAACTGGGCGTTGTGAAACCTCGCATTGATTTGCAAGCTGGAATCGCTCTGGTGGCAACGCCCGCCGGAAACGGCGTGGCGAAACCGCTTTTAGAAGCCATTGAAAAAATCAACCTCACGGCGTCGCAAGTGGATGAAATCCAACTCGACCAACAGGACATCGCGCTATATCCGAGTATCCAGAAAATGTGGATGGCGGCGGCACGCGAAAACAAACTGGTCGAATTCATGGACGGCGACCCCAATATCACCGAACCGATTCGCCGGTGGATTCGCACCGTCACCGCGACGCAAATGCTGGTGCTGGAAGAACAGGCCAAAGTTTACGCGCGCGAAACCGGCAAGGAAATCGGCGAAGTCTTGTCGCCGCAACTCACACAAATCATCAAATTGCTTTACGAACTGAACGGCTACGAAACCCCCGAGCCGCCGCCCGAAAACGCGGCGACATCGGAGTAATTGAAAGTTGGTAAATCCTGAATGGCAAACCCTGAAATCGTGTAAAAGAAAAAATCATGTTTGGAGCGAGCTTTAGCGGCGGAATGGGCAGCAGCATCGTTGATACCATCAGTCTTTCCGGCGTAGACCAATACGTCGCCGGCTTAGGCCGAATCTCGCGCGCTCACGGCCAGTTTCAAAAAGAAGCCGGCAAGTCGGACAGAATGGGCGCCATCGGCGCGGGACTGGTTATCGGCGGCGGCGCGACGATTGGAATGCTGGGCAAGCTCGGCATGGCCTCGCTCAAAGCGTCGGGCGACATGGACATGACGCGCCAGAGTTTCTCCAAACTTCTGGGCAGCGTGTCGGCGGGCAACGCGAAAATCAAGGAGCTGCAAACCTTTGCCGCCCGAACGCCGTTTTCGATGACCGGCCTTGTGGACAGTTCCAAGCAGCTTTTGGCGATGGGATTTCAAGGCAAAGAACTCATTCCGGTGATGAACTCGCTCGGAAACGCCATGGCCGGGCTGGGCGGTGGCGATGACGTTTTTCAGCGCGTGATTTACAATCTCGGCCAAATCCGCAGTCAGGGCAAGGCGACGGCGGTGGATTTACGGCAGTTCGCCATCGCCGGAATCAACGTCGCCGAAGTGATGGAAAAAGCGACCGGCAAGAAAATGTCGCTCGGACAGATGACGGGCATGGACGGGGAAGAATTTATCCGCAATTTCCTCAAAGGACTGGACATGAAATTCGGCGGCTTGCTTGACAAGCAGTCGAAAACCCTGCCCGGCCAACTCAACAATATGAGCGATGCCGTGGATAGATTGAAAATCACGCTCGGCGATTTGTTCAATCAGGACGCGACAGGATTTTTGAAGGGCGTCAACGAAAAGCTCGAAAAGCTGGAAAACTGGATAAAGCGCAATCCCAATCTGGCAAAAAACCTGTTCAAGATTCTGGGCATCGGCGCGGGCGCGGCGGTCTTGGGCGGTGGCTACCTGAAATACAAAGCACTCAACCGAGGATTGGGGCAAGTGAGAGATGTTTTTGATACGCTCACCGGCACCAAAGCGCCCGGCGGCGTGGTGGGAAATGCGTCCATCAATACGCCGCTTGTTCGGATTCGCGCCAACGTGGTGTATCTTTCCGGTTCCATTGCAGGGCGCGGTGCTGGTGGCGGTGCGGGCGGCGCGGCGGCTGGTGGCGTAGCAGGTGGCGCAGCGGCGGGCGCGGGGAGTGCTCTGGTTTTTCGAGGCGGCGTTCCCGGTGTCAACATTCCCGGTGGCGGTCGCTGGTTCCCCAACTCCCTTCCGGTTGGCGGTCGCGCTTTGCCTTCGGGAGCCGCGCCGCCGGGAACGCCGTCGCTTCCCGGCCCCAGAGGGAGTACTCCCTCTGGCGGTTTTACGGGGCCGCCTATCGACATTGACGTAACACTGCCAGCCAAAGCGAGCCGATGGGAGCGCATCGTGCAGGCGCTCGGCCAGTGGTCGGTGAGGATTCCGAAGTGGATTCCCCGAATCGGCGGGGCGAGGTTCTTGCCGATGTCGTTGCTTTCGTCTCCGGCGGCGAAATTGGCCGGGCGTGCCATGCCGTACGCGGCGGGCGCGATTTCGGGCGTCGAAGCCTATCAGGATTACCGCAAAGCCGGTTGGAGCAAAAACGCCGCGATGGCGGGCGGCATCGGCAGTGGGCTTGTTGTGGGCGCCGGTTCGTTTATCGCGCCGTGGGCGGCTCTGGCGGGCGGCGTGATGCGCTACGGCGCCAATCGCTACTATAACGAGCCGCTCGAACGCGCCGCCGTGCGCGGCAACGGATTGAGCAGTGCGGCCATGCAGCGCGCGGGAAGCGACAAAAGCCGTCAGGCGGGCGAGTTGTTCGCTCTGGCGCAGGAAAAAGAAGCACTGGCGCGGCGCATCGAAAACGGCATCTGGTCGTCACAGTATCAAAAGCAGCGCGCCGAAGATTTGCACCGCGAGGCCGAGACGTTCCGGCGCGTCGCTCAAATGCGCCGCCGCGCCGCGCAAGCTGAAGCCAAAGCCGCCGCCAAAGCCGCTTCGATGGCACAAAGTCAGGCGTGGGTAGACGAACAGTTCGCCGCAAAAACGGCGATTGCCGACCGCAACTACGCGCAAAACTACAAAAACGCGACCGGCGAACTCCCCAATCAGTGGCATTATCCCAAAGGCTTCAAAGGCCCCAAAGGATTCGGCAACGAGGCGCGCGACCCGCAAACCGAAGAAATTCTCGCGCGCTACGGCTTTCGCACCGATGGCGCTCTTCCCGGCCAAACGCAATCGCGCCCCGTCAAAGCCCTTCCCGGAGAAAGTCGCGCGCCCGTCGTCAATGCCGTGCGACGGCGCGATGATTCGACACGCATCGCGATTGACCTGCCGCCGGGCAACGGCGACCACATGGCACAGGAAGTTAAATACAACGCCACAGCGCCGGTCAATCTGGGCTGGTGAAATGGGCTGGTAAAAAATGGCTTTATCGGAGTGGAAAAACGGCATCACCGACACGTCAAGCGGCCATGATATGCGCTTGCCGTTTGCGGATTATGTCGGGCTTTTTCAAGCGCG